ATAGGCAAATTGCGGTATCATATTTAAATGCAGTGGCAATATTTAGTAGTGATGGATTTTTTTATGCGCCATTAAAAAACTTTCCGATTAATTTGCCGTATAATTTAAAAAATATTAAAATACTGCTACCATCAAATGTAAATGTAAATACCTTTTATCCATTATCTATTAGTGGTGCGTATAAAACAGAATCAGAAATACTGCAAAATTATTTTAATAGTATAGGTCAAGTTATATCATACAAAGGTACTGATATTAAAAAATTAAGATTTTTCTTTGACATTGTAATTACTTCAACAAAAGGAACATTTCCGTCAACTGCTTATATGATTGCACAATATAATCACAAAGCAGCAAACGAAAGATTAAAATATTTGTTAAAACGTAGAAGGAAAAACGCATTTCTAAATATAATAGAATAAGTATTCACTATGCAATTACCTGCACTATACACGCCAGGAGATATTACCAGTGGACACGGACCATGGCCACCTGTTGGTTATGCTCCACCTCCTACAGGTGCTTCTGCTAATGTGTTCATTAACAAAACACAAGTGCATCGAGTTGGTGATAAGACCCTACCTCATTTTCATCTACCGATAGATGTACATATCGACACTATTCAAACTGGATCAAAATCAGTTTATGTAAATAAAAAACCAATGGCAATTATTGGTAGTTTATTGATTTGTAAATTTGGACCAGCTGGACAAGTTGCAGCATTTGGTGCTAATTCGGTTTTTGTTGATACTAAATGAAAGAAATTAACGCGCATATAGGGGAATGGGTAGAGAAAATTTCTAAGGTGCGCCCTGAACTGGGATGGTTTTCGATTTGCCCCTATGCAAACAAAGCAAATTTCAAAATCATTGAGTGTAAAGCAAAAGATATCACACCTATCACTGGGTATGATGTTGTGTTTTATGTAATAGAAAGCTATTATGATCTCACTAGTATCGAATACTGGGTAAAATTTTACAATCGGGTGTATGGTGAATACATATTTTTAGAAGATTGTGCGTCATATAACACTTTTCTAAATGGAATACAGACAAACAATGGCAAGTATAACCTAATCCTCATGCAAAATAGGGAAAAATTGCGTAAGCATCGTGCAGTTTTGCGAGATTTAGGATATTATGCACACTGGAATGATGAGATGATGAGAGAAATTTTGAGTGAAGATTACGAATTGGTAAAAAATTCGGGATAGCAACCCCGTAAAAAGTTCTGTTTAACTTTTGCAAGGAAAACAGATGGCAAATTCAGATAGAAATGTAGAATATATGAGAGAAACTTGGGGTACTACCAAGTTAGTGACGGATTATGGGTCTTTAGAGACCTTTGAGAGCGGCGCTCCGACAAAGGATAGCACAAATTACCCACCGAAGGATAGATTAGAAAAATTTTGTGGTGGGAGAGGTGGTTTTGACGATTATATTGAGTGGTGGGAATAAAACTCCGTCATACTAAGCATAAATAACTCTATAAATAGACCAATTTTATGCCAATTAGTAAGTCCTTCAAGGATCTCAGCATAACTTTTGATAAAAACCCAGTTACTAATGATTTATTGGTAACTAAAAATGATGCTGCGATTAAAAGAACGATTACTAATTTAATACTTACGAAGCCTGGCGAACGATTTTTCAATCCAAACATTGGATGTAATGTTTCTGGGCTTCTTTTTGAGCCATTAGATTTTATTACTGCTGGGTTAATTGCTGATGAAATAAAATATACAATTACTGCATTCGAACCTAGAGTTATTTTAAACGAAGTCGAAGTAGAAATTGATGACTATAATAATGCATTTGATGTTATTATAGAATATACAATTATAGGACAACCAGAGAGTGTAGAGAATTTAAATTTTTTCTTAGAAAAGCAGTAATATAATAAAATGCCTTACAATCAACTCACTAATTTAGATTATTTCGAAATACGAAATTCGTTGCGTGATTATTTGCGAGCGAATTCGGATTTTACTGATTATGATTTTGAAGGATCTGTATTAAACAATCTGCTTGATTTACTTGCTTATAATACGTATTACACTTCATTCAATACCAATATGGTTGCGAATGAAATGTTTTTGGATTCTGCTACATTAAGAGATAATGTAGTATCAATTGCCAAACAACTTGGTTATACTCCAAGATCAGCAACAGCACCCGAAGCAAATGTTAGTTGCACAGTTAATATCAATACAACATCAACATTAAATTCTTTAGTGTTTAGAAGAGGAAGTGGTTTTATTACTACAATTGACAATACCTTATATCAATACATTGTACAAGATGATTATAAAGCGGCAGTTAATAGTAACACAGCTGTATTTGAGAATCTAAAAATCTATGAAGGAACATTAATCAAAACATACCTAACAGTTAGTGAAACCACCCCAGAGGTCATTCTAACCAACATAGGCGTCGATGTTTCAACCATTAGAGTAAATGTATATGGTAGTGCTTCATCAACTACTTTTGAAAATTATAAACTATCAGAAAACATTTTAACAGTAAGTCCAACTTCACAAGTATTTTTTGTTACTGAAGTTGAAGATGAAAATTATCGAGTAAGTTTTGGTGATGGAATATTGGGCAAAAAATTAACACCTGGTCAATATGTAGAGGTTAGTTACATTGTTACTTCAGGTGATTTAACAAATTCGGCAAAAGTATTTACATTTAATGGTATTATTGAAGAAGAAAACGGAACTGGATTCAATATTGCCAATATATCAACAACTGTTAATTCTGCTTCGTTTGGTGGAGCTACAATTGAAACAGTTGATTCAATTAAGAGAAATGCTCCGGCATTATTTGGCACACAAAACCGAGCAGTAACTTCTGCTGATTATGAAGCAATTTGTAGAAGAATTTACCCAGCAATTGCTGATATCTATTCTTATGGTGGAGAAGAAGCAGTACCACCTGAATACGGCAAGGTAAAGATAGTTATTAAACCATCAAGCACAGCATTTTTAACTAGTTACACAAAAAGAGCAATAGAAAAAGAAATCAGAAAATTTTCTGTTGGATCAGTAACACCAGAAATTGTTGATGCATCAATTTTATACATTGAATTAAATAGTAAAATATATTATCAATCTACTCTGACAAATAAAACACCAGATGCTATAAGATCTTTAATTATTAAAAACATTGAAAGTTATTTAAAAAATTCAGATACTGAAAAGTTTGGTGGTAAATTTAGATATAGCAGATTAATAAGTGCTATAGATAGTACAGACAAATCTGTTCGTTCTAATTTAACTCAAGTTATTATGAGAAAGGATTTCTATCCTTCGTTAAATAATAAGTCATATTATGAAATATGTTTTAATAATCCATTTGATTATGATACAGATGAGCTTGCTTTAACTAGCACTGGGTTTGTAGTACAAGAATATCCAAATTATACTTGTTATATTGAAGATCTTAATGGTGTGGTGGTTCTTTATAGATTAGACCCACAAACTGGAATTAAATTGGTATTGAATTCAAATATAGGAAAAATTAATTATGCCACTGGAGAAATCCAATTATTTGATGTTACTATTATTAAAGGAACATATAATGATAACAAAATTGAAGTTAGATTAAGACCACAATATAATGATATCGTTGCGGTTCGTGAAATGTTTTTAGATTTAGATATTGCCAAAAGCACATTCACTATCATTCAAGAGTAATAAGTAAATGGCAGGAAAAGTAAGGAGTTTATCTACTTTAGTAGAAAATCAACTTCCAGAATTTATTTCAACTGATTATCCGAATTTTGTTAAATTCGTAGAAAAATACTACGAACAATTAGAAAGTCCTGGCCAGCCATTAGATATTATTAATTTGACGAAGTATCAAGATATTGATACATACGAAAAGAAAATATTACAACAAAACACAACATTGGTTTCTATAGTAGAAACTAGAAATAGCAGTAATGTAATTACCGAAGTTGTTATTAATTTACTTGATGGATCTTCTTTTCCAAAAAAGAATGGATATGTAATGATAAAAGAGGAAGTAATCTTTTATCAATATAAAATCGGAAATTCTCTTAGAAATTGCTATAGAAACGTAAGTGCAACTACAAAACTTGGAGATTTATACAATACTTCCGAATACGTCTCAATACCATATTCAGAAGTAGGCAAAGGTTCATCAGGTCAAACAGTATCTGGTCCAAGTTATCTTGCTGAAACTATAGTACAAAATATTAGCAATTTATTTTTATATGCCTTTGTCAGAAATTTCGAAACTCAATATCTAGCAGCATTTCCAGAAGAAAGTTTAAAGGAAACTGTAGATAAAAAAACACTGATTAAAAACATTAAACAATTTTATAAAGCAAAAGGAACCGATCAATCAATTCAGTTTATTTTCAATTCTATTGTATCA